ACTGAAAACGTAATATTAATGGGTTATCGTGGTAAACAATTCTTAGAAGCTGGTGCTGTATTTGCTCCATATATTCCATTAATTATGACTCCTCTAGTGTACGATCCTAATACCTTCACTCCACGTAAAGGTCTATTAACTCGTTACGCTAAGAAGATGTTACGTCCTGAATTCTATGCTAAGATCTATGTAAATGGTTTAACTACCCTTTAATCTAGAATAGATAAATTAAATTAAGCCCGGGTTTTCCCGGGCTTTTTTTTACTATTTTATTCATATTTATATTAGAACCAAGTTTTTATAAATGCGAGAACCAAACCGTGAACGTAAAAGTGAAATAAAGTCTATTAATTCTGTTCAACTTAATGAAGAACAAAAAGAAGCCAAACGTTTAATAATAGACAACCAAATTGTTATAGTAACAGGCAGAGCAGGTAGTGGTAAAAGTTTAGTATGTGCTCAATCAGCCTTAGATTTTCTTAAGAAAAAACAAATAAATTGCATATACAATACACGCGCAGCTATTGAGGTGGGTAAAAGTTTAGGTTTCCTTCCAGGAAGTTTAAATGAAAAATTTGATCCTTATATGGAAGCTTTATTGGAAAATCTAAACAAATGTTGTACTGATAAAAACGAAGTATCAAAATTGTTAGAAGATGAAAAAATAAAAGCACTTCCTGTACAATTTATTCGTGGTAAAACAATTGATGATATATTAATTGTAGAAGAAGCACAAAATCTTACCAAGGCCGAAATGTTAGCTATATTAACTCGTTTAGGTAAAACGGGAAAAATCGTGATAAACGGAGATAACGAGCAAACCGACATAAAATCACCTACCGGCGAAATTAACGGCTTAACTTACGCAATTGAGCTATCTAAAAAAATTGAAGAAATTAAATGGATTAAACTTCAAACAAACCATCGTTCAGACCTAGTTGGAAAAATATTAGATTACGAATATGGAAAATAAATTAAAACATATTTATTATAATGCATAAGGGTTCTAAATTAGAACCCTTTTTTTAATATTTATAAATAAAACAACCATGAATGTACCTATTTGGCCTGGATCATCATCATTCACAACAGGTTCTACACCTTTTGGATTTTATGATAATGATACTCAATTTCAAACAGATGCCGATAAAGTAGCTAAATTTTGTGCTCAACGTTTAGGTTATCCTATTCAAGAAGTTGAATTACAAGCTATAAATTTTTATACTGCCTTTGAAGAAGCTGTTACTACTTACGGTAATGAGCTTTATGCTTTCCAAGTAAGAGATAATATGCTTACATTAGAAGGTACTTCCGCTAATAATTCTTTAAATAATGCTTTAATAACACCAAGTTTAGCAAATATAATTAGACTATCAGAACAATATGGTGTAGAATCAGGAGTAGGTGGAAATGTAACTTGGTATAGTGGTTCAATAGCTTTAACATCAAGTATACAAGACTATGACTTAAATGTTTGGGCAGTTTCTCAAAGTATTACTGGTGGAATTGAAATTAAAAGAGTATTTTATTATCCACCACCTGCTGTTAACCAATTATATAATCCACTTTTAGGTGGTATTGGTTTTAGTAATTTAGGTGGTGTACCTGCAGCTGGTGCTTATGGTTTAGGATATGGTACTACAAGTTATTTAATGGTACCTACAAGTTTAACTATACAAGCAGCACAAGCTGTTGAAATGCAAAATACAGTTGCTTTATCAAATTACTCATTTGAATTAATAAATAATAAATTAAGAATATTCCCTATCCCAACAGGAGATGGAGCTGCTTATTTATATTTTCAATATATTTTATTAAACGATAGATTAAATAACGCCATCGTTCAAGCATCTGGTAGTGTTACAAACGCATCAAATGCTCCATACAATAACCCTACCTACTCCCAGATAAACTCTATTGGTCGTCAATGGATATTTGAATACACTTTAGCAATATCAAAAGAAATGTTAGGATATGTAAGAGGAAAATATAGTACTATTCCTATACCTAACTCAAATGTAACACTTAACCAATCAGATTTATTAACTTCTGCTACAGCAACTAAAGATGCTTTAATTCAAAGATTAAGAGAATACTTTGAACAAACATCAAATCAAGCTTTACTTGAAAGAAGAGCAGCTGAATCAGTAGCTAGACTTCAAGAAATTTCTTATGTACCAATGCAAATTTTTATAGGATAATATGATAGGAATATATAAAATAACAAATCCTAATGGGAGAATATATATTGGGCAGTCAACTAATATTGAAGGTAATTTTATTAAAGAATGGAATAGTGGTAAAGAAGCATCTAATACATTAGGATTATCTCAACCTAATATAAATAGTTGCTGTCATGAAAAGACAAAAACCGCTTTTGGATATAAATGGAAATTTAAAAATTAAAATATATGTGCGCTTTATTCGGTTCAGCTAGAGATATTAGCATGTTCAGATACGTGAACAGAGAATTAATGGGAAACATTATTTCTCAAGAGTGTGTTTATTATAAACATAATTTAGTTAAAACATCTGTTAACATATATGGTGAAGCAGCTGAGGGAAGATATTTCCAAGAACCAGTTATTTTAAATTGTTTAATAGAAAGAAAAGACCAAAATTATTCATCTGATGGTATAGGTGTAGATTTCGAATGGGGAAATGATTTCTCATTCCTTATTGATGATTTAACAGATGCTAATTTATACCCTGAAGTTGGAGATATTATTATGTATCAAGAAGGATACTTTGAAAATGTTAAAATAATAACTAACCAACAATTTATGGGTAAAGATCCAAATTATCCATACACTGATTCTTCAGGTAATAACCCATTAAATCCAGGATTAAATTACTTTGGTTACAACACTTCAGTAATTTGCCAAACCAGATATGTACCTCAAGATCTTGTTAACATTGTTAAAGCTAGATTATAATGACTACTCAAGGCAAAACACCCATACCTAAAACCCAAAAAGAAATAAGTATTGGATTACAAACACCTACAGACCCAACAGCAGGTAATCCAAATTATTCATCTACAAACCCAAATGTTAATAGAGCTTTACAAACTTCTTTTAAAGGAGACACTGTAAAACCTTTTAGTATTGGTATTAAAGATATAGATGAGGCTATTTTATATTATTTTCAAAATGTAATACAACCTTTTGTAATACAAAATGGAGAAAGATTACCTGTACCTGTAATATATGGTTCTCCTGAAAGATGGAAATCAATGCAAAAAGATGGTTATTATAGAGATTCTAAAGGAAAAGCAATGTTTCCTTTAATTGTATTTAAAAGAGATTCAATTGATAAAAATAGAACAATAGCTAATAAATTAGACGCGAATTCTCCTCAAAATTTTGGGGTATTTACTAAAAAATATTCAACCAAAGATGCTTATTCTAACTTTAATGTTTTAAACAATAGAACACCTGAAAAAACATACTATGCAACTATAATGCCAGACTACGTTACTATAGAATATAGTTGTACTATATTTACTTATTACGTAGAACAACTAAACAAAATAGTAGAAGCAATTAATTACGCTTCAGACGCATATTGGGGAGATCCAGAAAGATATAAATTCCAAGCTAGAATAGATTCATTTGGTACAATAAGTGAATTAGCAGATTCAGAAGAAAGAGCAGTGAAAAGTACATTTAATATTAAATTATATGGGCATATAATACCTGATATTATTCAAAAAGATTTAAGTGCAATAAAGAAATTTAGAGACAAATCAAAAATAATATTTTCTATCGAAGCTACTTCTAATGATGCTATTCTTACTGGTACTGTTAATCCTGATGGTACAGCTACAGCTCTTAAACAAAAAGAAGCAGAAAGAGCTGTTCAAATAGATCAATCTACATCTAGAGCAACAATAATATAATAATATTTATACAAAAACAAAATAATTAATGGCTAGAGTTAGATTTTTAGATCAAGTACCAGTTAGTGCATACACCATAGAAGGTGGTACAGTAGCAACAACTGCGTCTTATGCTATAAACGCTCTAAGTGCTTCATATGCTTCAGGTAGTACAAGTTCATCTTACGCTTTAACAGCCTCATATGTTGCTGGATTAAATTTATCTCAAATATCAACAGGTAGCATTACAGCCAGTGTTAATGTTGATCCAAATAGTTTATTTTTAATTAAATCTGGAAGTATACCATATATTAATATAAGCAGCAGCGGTAACACAGACGTATATAGTAACCTGTTTATAGTAAGAAACTTCACAACAAAACAACCTATATTAACAGTAAGTCAAAGCATAATTCAGATAGCAACACAATCGTTAGCACCGACAGGAGCAACGGTTGCAGGAACTATATGGTTTACTTCATCTTCTTTTTATGTGGGGTTAGAATAACATAATATTTATACAAAAACAAAACATTAACAATTAAAATACAACAACAATGGCAACAGCACAATGGAGAAAAGTCATAGTTTCAGGTAGTTCAGCTAACTTGTCAAATTTACAAGTAGATGGTTTAACTTCAGGACAAGTAGTAATAGGTGGAGGTTCAGGTAGTAACCTTTCAACAACTGCAATAAATGGTACAGGTAATATTTTAGCAACAACAGGTGCAACAGGTGTAGCAATATCTGGAGCTTTTAGTGGCTCATTTACTGGTGCTATTACAACATCATTATCAAATGCAAGTCAACCTTACTATGTAGCTTATAATACAGCTAGCGGTACATTATCATACGCAGGTACTGGTTCATTTACAGCAGCAACAGCATCATATGTAACTAGTTCTAACGTTTATGGACCTTATGGTTCTAACTCTATATTATCTGCTTCTTATGCTTCAGGTAGTACAAGTGCTTCTTACGCCTCAACTGCTACTTCAGCATCTTACGCCTCAAACGCTACATCAGCATCATACGCTTTAAATGCCACTTCAGCATCATACGCTTTAAATGCTACTTCTGCATCTTATGCTCTTAGTGCTTCATATGCTACAAGTGCATCTTATGCTATATCAACATCTGTTGCTATATCATCTTCATATGCTTTATCAGCTTCATATGCTCCAACAGCTGGTTCTACAATAGCGGCCTTGACTCAAGGTACTGGTATAACAGCATTTACATACAGTGGTTCTGTTGCTCAAACAGTAGCAGTAAGTGGTGCTTCATCATTAAGCACAAACTATATAACGAAATGGACAGGTGCTGCATTTGCAAACTCAAGCATAACAGATAATGGTACAACAGTTTCTGTAGGTGGTGGTAACTTTACAGTAACTACAGCTACTGGTGATACAACAATTGCAGGTAACTTAACAGTAAATGGTACAGCATCATTTATTAACACACAAAATTTATACGTTAAAGACGCATTCATAGTTGTAGCTAGTGGTTCAACAACAGCAACAGACGGTGGTTTTATAGTACAATATAATACTGGTTCTGGTACTAATGGATCTGGTTCAGCATTTTATTTAAGAAATTCAGGTGGCGTTTATGGTAACTATGGTCGTTTCGCAGTAGCATATGATCAAACAGGATCTGTAACTAACGTTACTCCAGATCAATATGTAGTAACAGTATCTTCATCAGCTGGTTCTCCAACAGGTAATCCAGTTTGGGGTGGTGCAACTTATGGATTTGGTAATATGTATGTTAACAGTTCTACAAGTGATATTTATATTTACGCTTAATAAAATATTAATTAGTTATGGGTTTAACAACAGGAAAATTAGTAGTAATAAGTAATCCCCAACCAACTCCAGATGAAACTAAACTAAACATCTCGGAGTTGGTTTTTTTATTAAACATAGTAAAACAATCAACATTTGTAGGAGAACACGTTGAATTAGTTTACAATACAGTATTAAAATTACAAAATCAATATTTAGAACAAAATAAATAAATGTTATGGATATATTCTCAATCGATGTTACATTAAATGAACTTCTTTTTATTCGTCAAGCTTTAGATATTGTATCAGTATCAGGTAAAGATGCTAAATTTTTAGCTTCACTTCAAATGAAATGTGAAAGTGAAATAGACACTATTCAGCAATTAATACTAGAAGATAACGTTAAAAAACAAGAAGAACTTCAAGCTCTTATAGAAACAGATGCTAAAAAATCTGCATCTGAGAAATAATTTAATATATTTATTATAAACAATATTGTTGGCCTTCGGGAAGTAGGCATATACACGGCATAAGTGTATGTATCTAACCACAATATAAAATAATATTTATATCATGCCATCTTGGAAAAAAGTCATTTTATCTGGCTCATCAGCCAATCTTAATTCATTGACTGTTGACACAAACGTAACAGCAAGTTCATTTACAGGTTCATTTACAGGTTCATTTTTAGGTACAGCTTCATACGCCGTATCCGCATCTTGGGCTCCAGGAGGTACAACGTTCCCTTACACAGGTTCTGCAATCATATCCGGAAGCTTAACGTTAACCGGATCCTTTAACGTAACCGGTTCAACCACACAAACAGGAAACAATAATCTCTTAGGAAACACAACCCTTTCAGGTTCAATCATAATATCGGGTTCGACCACAACACCTGCAACCCCTACAATTAAGGTATACGGTGACATGGAAACAAACGGTGTTATCAAGTTTGATCCTGTTAATAAAAATATAGACAACTCGATATCGGCCTCGTACGTTTACGTTTCT